GAATTTTCTGACATACTTATAGACCCAGATGGTGTTACAAGACATGGTGTCATGCGATTCCGTGCAATAATATTAGGATAATATAGGAGAAAAATATGGCAGCACAAAAAGGTAAAGATGTCTTGATCAAGGTTGATAATTCAGGTACTTACCAAACAATCGGTGGTCTTAGATCAAGTTCAATTACTCTGAATGATGAAGCAGTAGATATTACAAATAAGAGTTCCAATGGATATAGAGAGCTTCTTGCAGGTGGTGGAGTAAATTCAATTTCCATTTCTGGTAGTGGTGTTTTTACTGATTCAGCAACAGAGGGTTTGCTTAAAGATATGTATTTAGCACAACAAAACTTAGCAGTTGATGGTTCAAGTGCACAGACAGCGGCTTTCAGAAACTTAGAGTTTTTCATTCCTCAGTTTTTCAAATTCAGAGGAAAGTTTATGATTGAATCGTTAGAGTATGCTGGTGAGTACAATGGTGAAGCAACTTATTCTGTTACATTTCAATCAAGCGGAATAATATTAATTACAGCTTTTGATGCATAATGGCTTGGAGTAAAGTAAAAGTTTCAGTTGATGGTGAAAGCATTCCTGCAATGTTGAAGCATGACGAATCAGAACTTGAAATATCAAATGTACTTGAAGTAGGTGATTCTATAAAAGTTGGCAAGAAAAATTTTGATGTCTTATCAACCACAATAAATCACACAGATAATTTATTAAATATAAAACTTGCAAATGCAAGTCCAGTAAAAGGAGCTAAGAATGGCAAATCCCCTAAAGGGCGAGATTGATATAAATTTAAGTGGTAAGTCATACACATGTAGGCTTACAATAGATTCAATAATCAGGATTGAAGAAGAACTAGACACTTCTATTATTGAATTAGCGATTAAAATTTCACAAGCAAAAGCTAAATTGAAAGAACTTGCTACTGTTTTAAAGTATGCCCTTAGAAATGGTGGTAATGATATAGATGATAACGGAGTAAAAAATCTTATTTTTGAAAACGGAATCGTGAATCTTTCTACAAATGTAGCCAATATTATTACAACCTCACTTTCTGACCCTACCGAGAAAAAAAAGGGAAAGCCACAAGCAGTAGCACAAAAGTAGAATGGAGAACATACATGGAAGTGTGCCTAGGCATGATTGGAATGAGACCAGAAGATTTTTGGAATTCATCAATGCAAGAAATTTATGCTGCTGCGGAAGGTTTTAAAAACTTTAATTCTCCAAATAAAGATGATGAACCTATGTCTAGGGATAGGTTGAATGAGTTAATGGAGCTCTATCCTGACTGATGGCAGATACAGTAGATCAGTTAGTAGTCAAAATTAAAGCTGACTTATCTCAGTTAAGAGGTCAGTTAAAAGACATTGAAAAAAGCACAGGACGAGCAGGTAGAAGAGGTGGCTCAAATTTAAATGCTCTTGGTACTGGTGCTCTTCTCGCAAGTACAAGTCTTGATAAAGCAAACAGAGAATTAGAAGATACAGCAAAAAAATCAAACAATGCTGGACTTGAAATAAATAACTTAACAAGAAATCTTGGCTTGGCGGCAGTCGCTTTTGCTGGTTTTCAAGCTGGTAGTTTCGTAGCTCAAGCTGGTATGCAGTTTGAAGATTTGAAAGATTCTTTAGATCAAGTATTTGGTTCTATTGAAGCTGGAGATGAAGCACTTGATAAAGTTTTCACTTTTGCTCAAACAACACCATTTCAAATTGAAGATGCTACTAAAGCATTTATAGCACTAAGATCAGCAGGTATTGAACCAAATATGAAGATGCTTCAAACCTTTGCTGATACTGCATCTGTTTCTGTTGATCAGCTTGGGACATTTGAAGCCTTAATAAGAATGGTACAAAGATCAGCTTCAGGTGGAATGGGTCTTGAAGAGTTGAATATGATTGCTGATAGAGGTATTGATGTACTTGGCATTTTAGGAGATGAACTTGGATTAGCAAAAGATGATATTTCTGTCATGGGTAAAACAGCAGAGGGTGCGGCTCTGATGGTTGAAGCACTTATTAAAGGACTTGAAAAACAATTTGGTGGAGCAATGGAAGCCAAAATGGATAATCTTTCAACTAAGACTTCTAATATGACTATCGCTTTTAAACAACTAGCTGATGAAGTATTTAAAAGTTCATTAGGTGACTTTTTAAAAGGTCTAGCTGATGATTTTACAGAATTAGCAAATTCATTAGCGAAACTTATAAGGGTCAATAGCGGTAGAGAAACAGTAGTAGATTTCACTGGAGAAGTTGATATAGAAGAACAACAAAAAGTTTTACAAAAAATGTTAGCAGAAGCTAATTTTCAAGTAGCATCAACATCAGCTAACAGATTTTTCAATCCTCAATTTGGTGGAAGTAGAATTGCAGACGATAAAGCGGCAAGAGCAAGAAGAGATGAAATAGAAGCCCATCTTGCAGTTGTTAATAAAAAACTTGAAATGCAAAAAAATACTGAAGGTGTTATACAAGGACTAAATGCTGAACAAGTAGAAGCAAGAGCAGAGCTTCTTAAAATGCTTGAAAAAACTGTACCTGAAATGGAAAGATTAGAAGCATTATCCACAAAATTAGAAGAATTAGCTATTTTAACAGACAAAGATGGAGACCCAATTTTTAGTGAAGAACAGCTCACAGCTTTACGAGCTTATATTGCTGAATTAAAAAGACTTGAAGAAACAGGTGAAAAAACAAGTGATGGGATTACACAAATGCAACAAGCAATTGTGAATATGTCATCTGCATTCACCTCTGATTTCGTTGATGCAATACTTTCTGGACAAAGTGCTCTTCAAAGTTTTAAAGACTTTGCAAAAAATATTGTCAATCAAATCATTACGATTATGCTTCAAATGGAAGTGGTAAATCGTATTTTAGCTGGAATATTTCCTAATTTAGGTATTGAGTATGGTGGAGTATTTACACCTTTAGAAAAAGCATCAGGTGGTAGGGTTCATAATAGACCTTATTTGGTAGGAGAAAGAGGGCCTGAATTATTCGTGCCTGATTCTTCTGGTTTGATTATGAATAATATGAATACCAAAAATGCTTTAAGTGGTGGACAAGGAGTAGTCATAAATCAATCAATAAACTTCGCTACTGGTGTTCAAGCTACTGTCAGAAATGAAGTTTTACAGCTTATGCCACAAATAGCTGATGTTACTAAAGCGGCTGTCTCACAAAGTGCAGAAAGAAGTTTAAGATACAAGGGGTCATTTGCATAATGCCTAGAACAATAGCAATGCCGACCACACCTAATTTTATAAGTAGTGAATTTAGACTTATAAGATCACAAGCAGTATTGCAATCTCCGTTTTCATTCAAATACAAAACACAAGAATTTGATGGAGTTTATTGGAGTGCTGATGTGACACTACCTGTAATGAGAAGAAGCACTGCTGTAAATTGGCAATCTTTTTTAATGCAACTAAAAGGACAAGAAAATTATTTTAAATTTGCAGACCCTGATGCTTTAGCTAATAAAGGTACATACAGTACAACACATTTAATAGCTGACCCAAGAATAAATAATACAAATGTCACCCTTAGTTTCAATGCCACCACTTCAGTTATAACTGCTGGTACAGCTTTAACAGGTTTAGCTGTGGGTGATTTTTTTCATATTACAGGAGCTATCAATCCTGAAAATAATGGAACACATAAAATTACTAATATTGCAGGAACTAATACACAATTTACATCAGATAAAACTTTAGTGACAGAGAGCAGTACAGCTAGTTGCAAAGTAAGGCAAAATATAAAAGGAGCAGAAGCCCTCTCTTTAGAAGCAAGTTCTAATAGTGCAACAGGCACAATAAAAGTTGGCGATTATCTACAAATTCAAGGCACAAGTTCTACAACTACAAATCCAGTTCAGTTAGTACAAGTGGTAGAAGATGCCACAGAAACATCACAAGGTGGAAGTGCTTTAAATCATTTTTCAGTCAGAATAGAACCAAAACTTAGGTCTGATTTTGCAGATGGAAGTTTTGCAGTTTTCACAAATCCAAAAGGGTTATTCAGGTTGGTAAGTCCTGAGATAGGTTGGTCAGCAGATCAGGCATCAAACTATGGGATAAGTTTTTCATGCATTGAGGTTATTTAAGTGGCTAGTAGATTTGACAATTTATCAGCTTCAGACAAGCTCAAAATTCAAAAGAATATTCAAGCTGATAAAACCAGTATTTTTATAGCAGTACAATTAAAGTTTGATAGTGAGGTTATAAGAGTTTGGAATGGAATTGATAATCTTGCTTTAGATGGAAATACATACCTTGGTGCTGGTAATCTTTTAGGTATTAGTGATATTGAAGATGATAGTGAACTTTCTAGTAAAGGTTTGAGTATTTCTCTAGCTGGAATGGACGAAAATATAATCAATCTTGCACTTTCCCAAAATTATCAAAATAGACAAGTGACTATATTTTTAGGTTTCTTGTCAGGTAATAATGAAGTCGCCAGTAGTTTTATTTTCTTCAGAGGAAGAGTAATGAATATGAGTATTGCAGAAGGCCCTTCTAATAATACCATTTCAGTTGATTGCGAAAATAGATTAATAGATTTCAACAGACCATCACAATTAAGATATACCAAGTCCAGTCAGCAAAATCTTTTTCCTGGCGATAAAGGGCTTGATTTTGTGCAATCTTTACAAGAAGCAGAAATAAATTGGGGGCCTACTAAAGCATCAGGTGGTGGCTCTGGTGGTGGTCTAGCTACTAATCCAATAGATGCAGAGAGTTCAATAAGGCACGAATGAAAAAAGATTGGGAAAATATATTATTTGAATACTTTGCAAAAGTTAAAGATCAAGGTTTTTCTTGGGGTCAATGGGATTGTTGTCGGTTCGTAGATGGTTACATTCAAGCTGTAAGCGATCAATCTGCTATACCCAAGGGCATAGACTGGTCTGATGAAAAGAGTGCCTTAAAAGCGATTTCTGAGCTTGGGGATAATTTCCCTCAAACGATCAATAATGTTTTCAAAAAACTGAAATATAAGGAAATCAAATTATCCTTTATAAATGTCGGTGATATTGTTTTGTTTAAAGAAGAAGAACATTTATTAGGTATTTTTGATGGCACTTATATTCAAGGTATTGCTGATTCTGGGTTAGTCCCAAAACCTATATCTTTAGCAAAACAAGCATGGAGAATAAATGGCTAAAGCATTAGAATCAGCATTAAAGGCAGTTGCAACAGTCGGAATAACAATATTCGTTGCTAGTCTTTTACCATTTTTTACATTATCGGCAACAGCAATAGGTAACATTCTTGCTCTTACTGGTGCAGGAGCTTTTGTAACTGCCTTACTTTCTAAACCTCTTGAAAATCCAACAGTAGATAATTTTGGTTCAAAAGTTTCAAATATAAATCCTATTGCTCCAAGACAAATAGTTTATGGACAAACAAAAGTTGGCGGAACAATTGTTTATGCAAAATCAAACGGAACTGATAATGCTTATTTAAATATCATTGTAGCGATTGCTGGACATGAAATTCAAAGCATTGAAAAAATATTCATTAATAAAAAAGAAGTTACTGCAACATCAGCGACAGAAAATAGCACAACAGTATTTACTGTTACTAATTCAGATTTTGTAAATACAGAAAACAGTAATGCTTTTGCATCAGGAAGATTGATTAAATATGTTTTTGGTCTTGGTGCAGATAATCAGGAGATGAATGGTTTTACCATTGCTAATACAGATTTTACTGCTGACCATGATCTGAAAGGAATTGCTTTTGTACACTTTAAGATGACTTTTGATCAGGCAAAACTTACTCAACTTCCTGAAATAAACTTTGAAATTAAAGGTAAAAAGATATTTGACCCAAGAACTTCACAGACTGCTTTTTCAAATAATCCTGCTTTAATAGTAAGAGATATTTTGACCGATACAAGATATGGACTGAAAGCCATTTCAAGTAATGATTCTTTAAATGAAATTAATGATAATACTTCGGCACTAGGAAATTTTGTTGCGGCGGCAAATGCTTGTGAAGTACAAGTAGCAGATAGTTCAGGTACAGACCATAATAAATATACAGCTAATGGTTTTTTTAATGCATCTACAAGTGTAAGTGAATCTTTACAAGGTGTTCTTTCTGCATGTGCTGGAAAAGTCACTTATGTAAATGGTCAATTTAATATATTTGTTGGTACAACCCAGACACCAAGTTTAACAATTACGAAAGATGATTTAATTGAAGAAATTAATGTTTCAAATGCAACAGCATTAGGCAAACAATATAACCATGTAAAACCGATTTTTGTTGATGCTGCAAATAAATTTGTCGCTTCAGATTCGCCAATTAGGAACACAGGTAAAAATTCAAGTGGAAGCACAGAAAATTATTTGACCACTGATACTCCAACAGGTGAGACAGCTTCAAACTATAAAAAAGAAATAGAAATTCAAATGCCATTTGTGACAAACGATTCTCAAGCACAAAGACTTGGACAGCTATCTTTGAATTACCAAAGAAGGTCTAAAATAATTGAAGTTGCAACAAACTTAAAATTCTTAGAACTTGTTCCAGGAAATTGGGTTTATGTCACAAATCAAAGATTAAATTTTGATGTAAAACCTTTTGAGGTTTTAACAGTTACAACACAAGCAGGGACAGGAGAAAATCCTTCTTTGTTTTGTAAATTAGTTCTTAAAGAAATTGACAATAATGTTTTTGCTTTTGATACAAGTAATGATTATATAAGCACAACCACAGGTTCAATTTCTGATGATGGTGTAGTAATAATCTCACCACCTACACTTGCTTCTGATGGTTTGTCGCAAGGAAATACAAATGATAATGGTACGATCAAAAGTCATGTTGATGTTACATGGACAAATGCAAGTTCATCATCTATTTTCCAAACTGAAATTCAATGGCGAGTGGGTGGAACATTCGGAACACCAACATCAAGTGCATTAGTTGAACCAGATCAAACCACATTTAGAATAGAAAATGCTGTAAAAGGTGCACAGTATTATGTCAGGGTCAGACACAAAAGTGCATCAACTATTTCCAGTGCTTTTTCAACTGTAAGAAATATTACAATTGCTGGAGATACAACTGCTCCAAGTGTACCAACAAGTTTATCAGCTTCTACAGGTTTACCTTCCACAATCAAAGTTTCTTGGACAAATCCAAGTGATACAGATTTAAGATCAGTCAAAGTTTATAGAAAAACTGTTGATTCAAACCCTACAGATGATTCAACTGTGATAGCAACTATTTCAGGAGAACCAAGTAAAACATCTACCATTTTTACAGGTGTTGATGATGGGTTAGTTTATGGCACAAATTATTTCTTTTGGGTTAGAGCAGTAGATTATTCAGGTAATGAATCTGCTTTATCAAGTTCTGTTTCAGGTAACTTTGTCAGAATAAGAGATGATGATTTTCAAGGTGTCGGTGGTGGTATCTTCTTCTTTAATCAAGCAGGTAACAATAATGCTCCAAACGATACTGCATTCAATTCTCAAGAGGGTAGAAAACCAAGAAATAACGATATTGTTATAAGCAAAAATACAACCACAAATGAAAGTGTTTCATTTAAATATTCAGGTCAAACATCTGCAAGTGAGGGTGGTGGTGGCTCATTTTCAAGCACAGGTATTTTACTGACTGGTGATTTAGTTGGTTTAGAGGGAGAAGGTGTCCAAGATATTTTGTCAAATACCACAACTGGTAATCAAGGAAGTATTACCTTTAATAAACATACAA